CATCACCCAATAAATCGATACTATTCTTAGTATCTATTACAAACTTTATTGTATTCTGTGCGTTCTTCGAGTTTGTTTGCGTATAAATACCGTTATGATTTTTTACAGGATTGCATTTACATCTAACACCATCTTCATCAAATACTTTCGACAAAGACATAGTATCAGTATCTTCAACATTTTCAAGTGTTTCCTCTTCTTCCACAAAATATCCCGTTATTGTACCACGACAACGGGTATGAAACGGCGGTGCGGTTATGCCTTGCTGATATTCGGACAGTTTAAAATGCTTTCCGTGCATACTTGCACACTCATCGCAAATATCACTGTCCATATTCTCGTCAATCTCGTATTCGTCACACCCTGCGTCCATTATCGAACGCAATCTTGCGTCAACCATAATATGCGTATATTCCGTCTGATACAGTGCGGCGGAACGGCTTTTTGAAACATTCATTCTTGCAGAAATATTTTTAATCATTTTATCGGGACTGTCGCCCCTCGTTATGCCATGTACAAGATTTGTATTAAGTTCTCTCAAAAGTTTCTGCTTATCATTCCATATTCGGTCAGAGAAGTTACTTCCGTCAAGCCACTTTTCATATATCGCATTCTTTACCGTGTCACGGTCGAACTTTGCAAAATTAACAGCATAATCAACCGAATCGGCAATATGTTTATTTGTTGTATAATATGTATCACTGTATGCCTTTTTAAGTGATGTTGAAAATTTATCCTCTTGCTTTTGTTTCAAGAGTTCGACTTCTCCACGCATTTGATATTTGAGTGCCTCCAAACGGCTTACCCTTGAACGCATATACTCATTATCAAGCATTGTCGTCCACTTGCCGTCTGCGTTATCAAGTGCCTTTTCGCGAAATTCTTCAAGCGACAGCTTAAACCCTTTAAGTTCGTCACGACTTAGCTGTTTTCGTGCCTCTGCCATACTGATACCGTTTTCACCCGCATACCTTGCGTAAAACGTTTCAATCTCTTTTTTTATGGCGTTTAAGGACCTTTCATACTCTTTTATGAGTTCGCGTTCTATATCATCGGCTTTCTGTGCGTGGATTTTTAAAAGCTCACTGTTCCTCTTCTTCCAATACTCGTTCATTATGTCCACCCATTATATCGTCACTGTCGTCCTTTTCTTCCGCAATTCTCTCCATTTCCTTATCTGCGTCCTCGACAAACGGATGACGTTCAATAATCGTGCGTTGAGATATAACACCAACGCTTTTTTGTGCTATATCCGCAAGTTCGGTGTCGTTTGAAACGCTTGTCCTTGTCCACGTCTGCGTGACATTTTCACAAGCGATACCGCTGTAATCGCATATCGCTTTGATGAGTTCTTCAAACCCACTCCTAAACTCCATTTCTGCCATACCGGCTTTGAGTTCAAGCAGTGAATACAAATATTTCAATGCCGTACCCGATGAATTACCGAAGTTCTGCGGATCGGGATCAATACCTTTACCCTGTTCAAAAATACTCTTGCGTGTCATTTGGAGCATTTTCTCTCTCGCTTCTACCGGAATATCAATCGTCAAAGTCGAAAGTCCTCCGCTTGCTCCGTCCTCCGAATCAAGCTTAATAGTCTTGTACTTCTTGAGCTGTGTCAAAAACTCCGAAAGGCTCTCGCCCTCATATCCGCTGAGTACGAATATAATCTCCTGTATATCTTCAAGGTCGTTTATAAAACCGCTGTATGTCTTGTCATATGTATCAATAAGTCCTTTTATCGGTGTAAGGTCATCACGATGAAAGCCGTTATTGAAAAACGGAATAAACGGTACACGTCCGAAATTATGACTGTACACGTTACATATAGTTCCGTTTGTTTCAACGTCGTACACGTTGAACATATTATACATTTCAAGCCGTTCAAGACCGTCGCCAATCTTCTTACGGAATACACTGCATTCCTTATCAGTCCAATACTCATAAACATGATAAGTGTCACCGTTATCGTCAAGCTCTTGATATGTTCTGAAACACGCCGTAAGTTCGTGTTCCAAAGTATCACTCCATATCGGTATAACTTGCTTGCTGTCTATAACGTCGTACTTAAATCCGTCATTATCCCAGTAGTGAATCCAACCCACACCCGCATTTGACGCATTTATTGCAAGTCTTGAACATATTTTCGTGTATCGACTGCCGAGTATATTGCTTATTTTCTCATTCGCAGATTTATTCCCGACATCGAATAACGGCGGTGACGTAAACATATATGCGGACTTTTGGTCTACAAGCAAGCCGTGAAAATTTGACGGTATTCTGTTGTCCGCATTCCTCAAAGGTTTTTCGCCGTCACTGTGCGTCATATGCAGAATGTCATTATCGTTCAGATAATATCGTTCCGCCGTCTGCACTCTCGATATAAAATTCTCGTGTCCGGGTATATATTTTTTTATCAGCTTTTTCACTGTTTCCAAATCCATTTTTATCACCTACTTTAAAATTGACAGTCCGCCCTTTTTCCTGTTCATCATTTCCGCAATACCCGTTGTTGCGTCGGGTGCGTCGTCGTGTTTGTTCCTGCCCTCACGCTGATATGTTGTCATCGCCTTATAGTATTCGGGAAAACGTATATGCCAGTCGCAAGGAAAATATATATGCTCCATTACCCAAGTGCTGTTGGATAATATTCGTGCCTCTTTGTTATTGCTTTGGTGAAACCATTTCACCGTTGTAAAATTACTGCCGTATTTTTCGGCAAGGATTTCACGCACACGTCTTGCGAACGAACGTCCGCCGTTATTGCTTTCAATCTTTGCAAGGTTGACGTTGTTCTCGTATAATCTACGTGCCGTTTCACCCTCTGTAACCTCCATAGGCTCGTCGGTATAATACACGTCTATGACGTATACTTCTTTGCCGTATATACCGTATATTATGTTGCAGAGATAGTCCGCACCTGTATCGGCGGTATCGCAATATGATTGTATTTGCGTAATCGGCGGTAAGCTGTCGTATGTTTTAAGCGTTGTGTAGAGTTTGCCTTGCAAATCAATCGGCTCTTGCTGATAGTTCGCACTTGCTATATCCGCACCCATTGCCTTAATCTTTAAGTCGTAACTGCTCCGTGAAAGTATTTCGTCACAAAGCATATTGCCGTCATCACAAACGGCTTTCATCGTGATTACTCTGTGAGATATGTTGTTGTCGCTGAAATACTCAATCGCACGTCCCGCAAGGTCGCCCGAAGCCCACCGTGTCATTATAATGATTATCTTGCCTTTTTCTTCAAGTCGTGAAAGCATTGTGTTCGTAAACCATTCCCAATGCTTTTCTTTGACTGTTTCGTTGTATGCCTCCTCAGCATTTTTGATAAGGTCGTCGATTATAAGTAAACTCGCTCCGAAACCTGTCGCAGTACCGGACGGCGATGTGGCAAGATAGTTGTTGTAACCGCCCTCAAGGCTCCATAAGTTCATCGCTCCGTCGCCTTGCTTTATTTTCACATTCGGAAATATGTCACTGTAAATAATCTTTTCCGTATCGGCTTTTTCCTCCTGTATCGCATTACGCACCGCTTTTGAAAAGGTGGTTGATAATGTTTCATTGTATGAGCCGGTCATTATTTTTTCGCTTTGATTTCTGCCGAGCACCCATTCGACAAACATTGACGCAGTACGGCTCTTGCCGTGACGCGGCGGTAAATTGATAATCAATGCGTTTTCGTCACTTTCGTAAAACGATTGCATTTCATTGCATAACCGTACAAGAAATTCTCGCTCCGGCTTGTAGAATAACGGTGCGGTTAAATGGCAAAAATAAAAGAACTCGCGTCGTGCAAGTTCTTTCTTCGCCTCAAGCATTATTAAGTTTTTATCCATCACCTATCAACTTCCTTAATTCGTCAGTCGTAAGATTTGCCATAGGATTGTTTATGTCCATTGTGCCACTGTGCGTTATTTCCTGTTTCGGTGAAAATTCATCTTTGCATTTGCGTTCAAGATACCATAACGACAAATTAATATCACCTTTTTTTATCCCGTGTGCAACGTTTAATTTCGACTTCATTTTGATATTGTCTTTTAGTAGCTCTTTTCGCTCCGAAAACTCCTTGTGTTTCTTGCAGTAATCGTATAACGTGCTTACCGCTATATCCGCATAAATACAAGCCTCTCGGTCACTTAACCCCATTAAAAATCCCTCTTCGAGTTTTTGGACTGTCTCTTTCGTAATCTTTCTCGGTCTTGCCATGAATTTCACCTCCTGTTTTTGGGTATAGAAAAAGCACTACCTATGCGATAGTGCCTTATATTTTACTTTGATACAATAGTGACATTGTATTGTTTTGCTCCGTTGACTGTTTTGCTTTCTTCTTTTTCAGCTATCAGTTCATCTAAAACTTGTAAAGCAATCCGACATTGTATTAATTCTTTATTATTTCGTAAATTATAGTGTACCAGCAGAAAGCTTGCAAAAAATATGATAACAAGAATCATTTTTATATACCAAAGTACAGAACCTCTTTCATTCTCCGATATGCAAAAATTCAAAATAGATATACATAATGCTATAATTGATACAATACAACTCAAGCTACTATATGCATCGTTCTGTTTTCTATCTTCATATCGAACTTCAATTCTCAATTTTTCGCTTTTTAAATATTCCAAAGTCCTATTATAATAAAACTTTTGTGCTTTCCTCCGATATTTTAAATATACCGTATCATTACAATTTTGTTTTAGTGCACGGTCTTTAAAAAATATTATCATTTACACTATCCTCCGTAAAAATTGTATTTGTGTATATAATTCAACAATATCACACAAAATTCCTTTTTTAGAAGAATAATTTTTTTAATATCTCCACTCCCACCAATCACACGAGATATTCACCC